AAGTACCGTTAGTTGATTTACCGAATGAGCCCAGTTCATGGACTGTTCGGAATTCGTTCGGTAGAATTCGGTTTGTGCCAGAAATGTATTTGTAGCGCTCACAATACTTCGATTTGTTAGTCATAGTTAGCTTTAGTCCAGGTTTAAAACCTTTCATTGCTTCAGTATGCTTAGAATGAATTAACTGACCAGGCCAATATTGCTCGGTATTTGTGATTCGATCTAATACATATTCGCCTTTGTGGTTTAACTCAATCAAGAGTCTAACTTTATCTGGATTAAACACCGAATACGTTAATTTTTCAAGTGAATTACAGAACTCATTAATGTCCTTAGTATTGGTTCGAAGAGCCGCTACTTGAATGAGGCCAAATATGTCTGTTTCATCTTTCACAAAGTCCTTCACTCCCATTAACATTTTAATCGGTAATGTGGTGAATTTAAAGACATTTATTACTGAATAGTCTTTACCCACGCCGTCTGCTGTATCGACTGAAAAGATATAATAATTACCATCATTTCTAATATCATCTGGTGTGAGCTTTGCAAAGTTAGGATGTGCCATAAACTCATCAAACAACTCATTAACTGAGGGATCCTGGCACCATTCAGGTTGAACGTATTGGGTCCTTAGATTGAATATCTTTTTAAGATCCTTTGATGATAGCAATAACTTATCAGAAGAGAAGAATTGTAGACCATATTCCTGGTTAAAGTCTTCCTCTGAACCCAAGTTTGCAATTGTCATCTTCTTCCATTCATCATCTCTACCTGGTACTTGCCACCAGTCCACACGCAATGGCACATAAGCATTTTTGCCCTCAACTGCATCCATGTAAATTTCATAGAAACGGTTCATTCCGTTTGGTGTCGAGGTTATGATGACTTTTGAATTTGACATCGATGAAATAGTCGGATAGATCGCTCGATAAAAGAAATCTAAATATGCTGGATTGATGTGAGCAAACTCGTCAATATAGAGCAGGTGAATTGTAAAACCAATACCTGTATTTTTGGTGGTAGTTCTACCAATCAAACGACAGCCATTATCGAACTTCATTGACAAGACGTTATTTGATACACAGCCTGGCTTGAGGAAGAACGGCAAGTTTTCAAAAATTGATTTGATCTTATCGACAACCTCTTTTGTTGTTGATGCAACGTTAGCAACTGCCAACACGTTTTTATCTGCATGGAAAGTTAGGAACCAGGCAATGAATACTCCGGACATTACAGTTTTACCAATCTGACGAGATGCCATTAGGATATTGAATCGATTGGCCTTGAAAGAACCGATAATTTCTTCCTGATAGTCTCTTAGTTCAATAATGTCAATGCCATTTTCGGTCATGACTTGACAGTATTTGTTTGCAAAGTAGACTGGATCAGCCTTACACTTTGCAATTTCTTCCATCTCTTCAGGCGTGTACTCAAAGACGAGGTTAGCCTTTTTCCAAGCTGGATCGTTATCTTTAAATGGCGAGTTTTTGACAGTTTTAATGTCAATTAGTCCATTCTCAAAATCTTCCAATAGTTTATTAACCTTCTCTGAGGTCCAAATTGCATTTGACCCAGCGCCATCGTCCAAATTTGAGACTTTGGTTCTGGTTGAACCACCAGACGAAGTTATGAAATCTCTCATATTAAATCGTCGATGTCATCAGTAGACAAGGTCTCGTCCTCTTCGCTTTCAGCAGAGATTAAATTGTCGAGGCCTCTTTCCTGCATCACCTGTATCTTTTTAGCTGGGTGAGTTAGGTGTCGAACTTCATGCTCTTCTATTTCGAGCGGTTCAACGTCTATTGCTTTGACTAAATTTTTTGTGCCGGCTGTAACAAAGTATTCACCGGATTGGGCACGGCCATTGCCAAGTTGAGCAGTACCATTACCTTGAGTGCCGCCTTCTTTAAGTTCAACTTCCTGTTTTGCCTTTTTATATGTGTCTTCTAAGAAGAGCAGATAATTGGCTTGAGTTTTAACAACAGCTGATAACTTATCCTGTAATTGCCCAAAGACCTCAAACAGTCTTGGGTGAGTGTTACCCTGATTGATCTCTTCGGCAATCTTTTCAATTGCCATCTTAATCGTATTGAGTTGAAAAAAGATATTTGAGATATTGGCATTATCGAGTGCCTGCTTATGTTTGAAATACTCGTGGCGATCAATTACGCCAAGATCAACATAGAATTTAAACAATGAGTCAGTTATTGACTTAGCTTGAGATTCAAACTTTGCATTCATCTCAGCAAAATCAATCGGCGGTGCCTGTTGAATTTCATGTAACTGATCATCAACAATGTCTTCGTGAGCGGCGTTTGGATTGCCTGAATATGAGCTGAGTAAATCTTCTAATTCACTCTTGATTTGAGCCTTCTTTTCTTTAGAAAAAACTTGTCCTGCCATAAAATTAGTTTAAGCGATTTTCGTTCTTATCCAGAGCCGGATTTGCGAAAATCTTAATCTGCTTAACTGCTTCTATGTGTTCATAAATGAAACGTTCAAGTCGACTTAGAACTCCGTCAAGTACCGGCGTTGCGCCAAACATCTGGTTAGAAAGGGTCTTTTTTAAGATATTACCTTTATAGTAATAGCCTAGATGTAATCTTTTATCCTTTCTATTATACGCCGTCCAATATATTGAGTTTCTTATCATAGTAATTAATTTAAGTTATATGAAGTGATGCTTTTTCTAGGTACTCTCTTTTTGATTTGAATATTGAGAGCTCCAAGCTTGGTGTCAGATAGGCCTTCTGCATAAGTATTACCTTTGCTGTCAGACCAACCACCACGAATAACTGGAAATTCATCCAGTCCAATAATAATATCGTTAAATTCATCTAATCCGATCGGCGAGGCAGTCGGATCCGCTTTGAGTGAAATTTCATTCTTTTCGCTAAGGATACTGATATTAACTGAATCAACTCCGTTAACTCCTTCGATTACCTTAATTAGATCGCTCTTTGGTACACGGTCCTGACGCTTAAGATCGATAAAGTATTTACCGAGTACGTCGACGATATCGGATTTAACAATTTCTGGTGCAATATCATCGAATGCAATGATACTTACAAATATCACATATTTTGAAATGGTTGGATCAACGATTTGAATATCTGTTGAAATCATCTTTGTACCTGACCGCTCAATGTATTTTAGGAGCTCGTTCTTTTGGAATTGACTTAACTTAAATTTAGAAGTCGGTAGGTTGAAGTAGTCTTCGCCGCTCTTGAATAGTTTGGCAACATTTGGTACCAAGAATAAATTGATCATACGGCTGTCCAGGATTGTGCCGTTTGCGTCTTGCGGCAGATAAACTTTAATCGTTGAAAACATCTGCATTTTTCTAAGCAGCACTTCATAGTTGTCAACGTTAACCAGTGCAAAGTTTTTGCTCGCTTTTGGTGCAATCAATTTAGTCAACTCAAGATTTTCGGGATCAACTCCAAAATTCGGAGGAGAAACTGTGAAAATATCAAAGTAGTCATTCATATTAATGTCTTCGCCGGTTGGTGCAAATGCTGTGTCCTGGAAAGTAAACTGAATTTGGCTAGGATCGTCAACTTTAATGTTGCCTGAACTGCCATCAGTTGTTAAGTACTCAACGATAATTTCGGAACCAGCATCTGGAATTAGTCCAAAATTGCCATTGCCGAAATAGAGATCAACTCCGTTTGTAATACCGGTTCTGCACAGGAAGCCTTTACCATTTCTTGGAATATCTAGCAGCGATTCATATTTTGTCCACTTTTCTCCATTGACATAAACATTAATCATAAAGTTATCAATATAGAAGTTGTTGGGATAACCTAACTGAAACGAATCGAAGGCTTGACCCTTTGCGGTAAAAGTTTGACTCTCAATAATTCCCTGTCTTAAGCTAAACACATTTTCTCCAGTTTCGCCAGTTAAGGCTAATCTGATTTCGTCTTGTGGCAGCTCCATTACGTAGATTAAACCGTTTTGTGTACACTTTAATCTAAATAAGTTATTTAAGATTGCTTTTGATGCTGGCAATTCAGCGGCATTTAGATTTGGTTTTCTAACTACTCTAACTTGAGCAGTTGCACCAATTGCACGGCTTGGGTTGTGGCCGGCGATTGCAGCAAGCGAATAGATTGAGCTCGCTCTAGAAGCCTCATTTAAGTTTAATTCAGTAATCGCATCCTCAATGTAGTAGAAAATCAGTTGACTTAAGTTCTCAAATACAATCAGGAGCTGACCATATGGAGAAGCTGCAGTAAAAACTGATCTACTCTGTTTAAAACGATCTTGCAGAAACTGTAGAGTTTCTGATAGAATATCACGGATGTTAATTCGAAGACTTGTAAATAACTTGTAATTCGAATTTTGACTAGACAATTCTGCCATTAATGGGCTTCTTTTTGATTATTTATCAGCCAGCCTAAAAAGAATGCGAATAGGAAACCTACTATAAATAGATTTAGTATAATAGCTATTATATGGGGGTGCTTGGAATTGACGTGAGTTGTTCCGGTATGCTCGCACGCCGAGGATGATGCTAAGACTCGTAAAAACGTATCGAAACGATAAGTGGCAACACTTCTATTTGGGATGTAATCAACGGGTTCGTTGGTGCTCCTGCAACCGAGGTTGAGTACGCAGTAGCGGCCTAACCAAGGCGGGCCGATGGAAGCCTAGGAACAGAAGACCATCAAAAGGGAGTCGGCTCATCCTTAACTGGGCCAGCATGGTTGATCAGCTGACCTATAGTTGAATAGTTCGTCAGATTAGAATAATGTGACTAAGCGTGTGAATGAGGGCCTATCGAAAGGCTAAACGGACAGGGGTTCGACTCCCCTCACCTCCACTCCGACTGCGTTATGGCTATTTGCTATAACGCAGTCTTTTTTTAAACTAAACTATACCAGAATAGGGAGTATAACTTTAGTATGTTGGATGTATTTAGAAAATTGGGCGATCATTCAGTAGTTACAGATCTCGGAGATTATATTCGAGAGCAAATAGCTACG